AACACTAGATACATTTACAAGTCAGGATGCAATCAGATCTAAGTTTTCAGCTATGCAACACGGCCAATCACAGACATCTGCAATGCCTATTCCAGACAAAGACGTAAATGGTAATCCTTTAAACCCTGCTAACATCTCTGATGACTTAGTCAGTGCATTTACAAAGGATTATTCTAAATTAGTAAACCATCCTAAATTTAAAAGCGCTAAATAATGTCAAATGCTTTAGATACAATTCAACAGTACGGCTTCTTATTGAGAAATAGGCGCGGCACTGAATTGTATCTAAATCCTTTAGACATAGACAAGTCTATTGCAATAGGTATTGATCTACCATTCGGTGAACCTAATGCCGGGAAATATCCGACATATACTAGCGGTAGCTCAACTTCGTTATCTGATGGTGATCTAGATGTAAACACTGTTCACATTGGTTCACCGTTTAGATTGAATTATACTACCAGAGATCAAGTACAAGCTAACATTAGAAATTTAGTTTTGACTTCACCCGGTGAAAGACCATATCATCCAAATCTAGGAGCAGGTATTTACGAGTTATTATTTGACAATTCAACCGATGACGTATTAGATAAACTTAGACAGTCCATAAATACTCAGATTGAGTATTGGCTCCCATATGTTAAAGTAAAAGATGTAAACGTAACGCGGTCCAAGTATAATGGTAATATGGTTAATATAGGAATAACCTATACTACTTACCAGAACTTAGACGTAAATCTATTAGACATCGTAGTGTAAAGGAAAGCAATGGCTCAAGTAAAAAAAGATTTTAATTATTTAAGTAGAGACTTTACTGGGTTCCGGGAAAATATTATTGACTTTACTAAGCAATATTTCCCAGACACCTACAATGACTTTAATGAAACCAGTCCAGGTATGATGTTTATTGAAACATCTGCAATGGTCGGTGATATTTTAAGTTACTATACTGATCATGCTTTACGTGAAAATATGCTACAGTATGCACAAGAAAAGAGTAATGTTATTCTTCAGTCTCGTGCCCTTGGTTATAAAGCCAAAGCTAGTGTTCCATCAACAGTAGAACTCGATGTCTTCTGTGTTCTACCTGCAGTAGGTTCCGGAGATAGTACTTTGCCTGATATGCGATATGCACCTGTAGTTCAAGACGGAATGCTATGTAGCGCTGAATCAGATTCAACTATAAAGTTTACTACACTACATGAAGTTGATTTTAGTTATACTGGTAGTTCTGATGCACAAGTTTCTATCTTTAGTATAGACGATACATCGGGTCTTCCAACTAATTACTTACTCAAGAAAACTGTCAAGGCTATATCTGGTGAATCAGTAACTGAAAACCTTACTGTAACATCCGCTGAAAAATTTCTACAACAAAAACTTGCTGCTGATAATGTAATACAGATCATTAAAGTAACTGACAGTGATGGCGATGAATGGACTGAAGTTGATTATCTAGCACAAGACACCATATTCGATCAGATACACACAAATGAGCAAGTTTCACCCGATCGTGCATCCGATATTAGTACTACACCATATCTTTTAAAGTTAAGACGAACTGCAAGACGCTTTACTACCACCATTGATTCAGGCAGCTATACTATATTACAATTTGGAGCGGGCATCAGTAGTAATCCTGATGAATTACTTGTACCTAATCCTAATACTATTGGCAATGTTTTAAACATAGGACCTGCACAGGACATAGACAGATCATTTGATCCAGCTAACATAATGTTTACACGTGCATATGGTCAGGCTCCGGCTAATACTATACTAGCTGTAAAATATCTTAAAGGCGGTGGAATAAAATCTAATGTACCATCAGGCGATATTAACACTATTGACGAAAAGACTACTGTGTTGACAACCGACAATTTAGATTCAAACATAGTTACTGCTACATTAGATTCAATAGCCGTTACAAATCCTAAAGCCGCATCAGGTGGTAAAAACGCCGAAGACATTGATGAGATAAGATATAATGCACTCGCATCTTATGCTTCTCAGAACAGAGCAGTAACACTTGAAGATTATATATCTAGAGTATATTCATTACCTGCTAAGTACGGCGGCATTGCAAAAGCGCATATAGTTCAAAATGACCAAGTAAACAATTCAGTAGAATTTGAGAATCCACTTGCAATGGATCTTTATGTATTATCATATAATGACGATCGTAAGTATACTACAACAACTGATTCTACTAAAGAAAATCTACAACAATATCTAAGTCAATATAGACTACTGACCGATGCTATCAATATACGTGATGCATTCATTGTAAACTTCCAATTGGATTTTGATATTGTACCAGCAGTAAATGAAAATGGTAAAGCGGTAATACTTAGATGTATTGAAGCTGTAAAGAAATATTTCGATCCGGACAACTGGCAAATAAATCAACCTATTTACATACGTGATCTTCATGCAGTATTAGACGATGTGCCCGGTGTAATAATGATTCAGAATATTAAGTTTACTAATAAATTTTCTGTAGCAGCTGGTTATTCCGGTATATCATACAATATGTCAGATGCAACTAACAAGAATGTAATTTATCCAAGTCAGGATCCTATGATATGGGAGATTAAATTTCCAGACAGTGATATTAAAGGTAGAATAACGGGACTATAAGATGTCAGTAAAAGTATACAAAGCGGTTTCTACAACTACACTTAACGAATTATACCCGTCTCAGAGTTTTCATAGAGATGAAACTTTTCAAGTCGGTAAGATTATTTCGTCAAGTTTGATATCTGGTAAATATCTTAAACGTGGACTATTAAAGTTTCCAAATAATATTGCAACACAGTACAGTAACTATCCATTTGCATGGCTTAAGGTCTTTACTGCACACGCCGAATCATTAGCTGTTACTACAACGTTGCAGGTCGGGTTAAATTCATCAAGTGCTGATACATATGTTATTGGCCGAGGTCGTAGAGATTCAAATCCGCCTGTACAAGAAGGTTCTACTTGGGGTCATCAGAATCAATCCACATTACAAACGTGGACTAATATGACTTCAAGCAATACTGCTTCACTTACATTTGAGTATGGTAGATCTTCAGACGTTGATATTGATGTATCTACATTGTGGTCTGCATCAGCCGGTCATACTGGTCAACTTAAATTTGTAAATGTAAATTTGTCAAGTTCAGTTGAAGCTGATGCTACTCGTCAAGGTATTATAGAATATTACGGTGCAGGTACTCATACTATTTATCAACCTGCTCTTTTCCTATTTACATCTTCTGTATCATATACTACATCATCTGCAGGTACTTTATTAGATGTTACAAATGATTATGTAGTATATCACAAAAATCTACAAACAGCCTATCAGTCGGGTTCTTCACCTGTTTTTAGCTTTGGTGCTAGAGAACTATACCCTGCTGCAACTTATGCAACGACTTCGATTGCCGATACTGTAAATTATTTACCATCATCAAGTTATTATAATTTTAAAGATGTTGGTTCTGGTGAATTACTTTTACCATGGCAAATGAAGGAATATTTAAGATTAAGTGCAAATGCTTCAGGTCATTACATTGACGCATTAGATACAGATTTATTTTACCCGTATAGAAAATATCAAGTTGTAATTCAAGTTGTAAGTGGTAGTCAGACTGACATTATAGAACTGCCTGAAACATTTGAAATAGAGGAATAAGATGTCTAATTGGTTTACACCTGTTCGATTAAGTCAACTGGAAGACGGTAATCTGCCGGCACTTGAAGAATGGTACTATGCTCCTAAATTTTTAGATGAATGGTATACTAGCTTTGTTACTGAGGCGTTCGCTGCTCAATATACTATAGGTATTAGTGAATATAACGACAATTACCGTTCTGAAGACACAGCTGGTAATATCGTATTTAATAACCTTATAGATGACTTACAAGATTTACTTACAACCAATCCAACCGGTTTACTCCAACGCCTACAAAGTCTAATTTATCAATATATCCAGCGTATTCTATATCCTGGAGCAAGTGCGTACGCATATGAACAGTACGAAGCTTCTCTTGTCGCTGAAGAAGGTTCAGATGGTGATATTTTTGATGGTAAAGACCCTTCAACTAGTGAACCGTCAACCATAGGCGGTCTATCTTTATTTACAGGTCTACCAGAGGTTTTTGATGAAGAAGTTACTGATAATCGTATATACTTGTATTCACAACCAAACATAGATGTAATAACTACTACTGATAATGTATCACCTACAGGTATGATATTTGTAAATGCGCTTGAAACTAATACGTTTACAGTATCTATACCTTATAAATCACTTGGTTTAAATAGACTTGATGTTGAATCAGAATACAAAACTAAATTCAGGGAATTTTAATAGATGGAAATAGCATACAACAATATATTAGGCTATAATCCAGCCGATGTCGGCTATTTCCTAATAGAGCCTTCTGATCAAGCTGATTTAAAAGTTGCAATATCTCTTGAAATATCAAATAATGTTATAGACTATAAGTCTAATATATCAATAATACCTTCCCAGAACTATTTAGATATAGACGTTGCATCTTATATAAATCAGATGGTGCCGAAGACCGGTCGATATGTTTGCAAGGTAAAACCTTATACAAGTATATTAGGTCTACAAAGAAACTCAGCAATAAGTAGAATTTCAGATTCCAGGACAGAGTTAAAAATAAACCTGGCCTACGACATTAACAATAGTCAGAACGCATCACTTAAAAACCGACTTTTTTATAGTGATCAGAGACTTTTAGACGATGAAGCAACGTTTATTAGGACCTATAATACGGCTTTATACTGCAACGGTCAATTTTACACTATTCTAAATGCTAAACTTACAGGTCAAACCCATGTATTAGTTATAAAACTAGATAGACCACTGGACGATTCTGTTGTACCTAATAATGATTTTGAGTTTGTAGACGTTTCAATACCTAGTGTATCATACAATGTTGAAATATTGTCACCTGCACCCGCTCCTGTAGGCACTCTTATTGCACCTCCTGACTTTACTATAAAGGACGACCGGCTTAATCCCCAGTCAACTGATTATTTGACATATACTGCACTGACAACCGGATCTGGTACGGCAATGAATTCTACAACTGTGCAGCAAATACTTAATAATGCTATGTCTGGTTCAGATGTAGTAGGTGCAGATTTAGGTATTGACTACCGGGATTTTAATTCGTTTGTGCATTTTGGTTCATCAAAGGAGCGATTAGCTAATTTTAAGTACAAAATGCAACTACTTGAGTATTATAGTTCAAGTATAGGCACACTAAACAATGTAGTATCATCTGGTTCATATCATTCTAAGAAGAATGTAACTTTATATAACCTGAAATCTGATGCTATAGTAACTGGATTTGATGATTATGAAAGATATCTATATTTTAGTTCGCATTCTACAGAAACTAGTTCAATGGGTTATTATTACCAGTCCACTTGGCCTAAAACTAATTCAACATATCCATATACTAATGCCACTGTAGACTCTACATTAGCTACTTTATGGTACGCGACTCGTAGTTTAGATGCTTTAGACTACGACCAGCAGAATGATCATAACCTAGAAAAGGCTATTCCTCTTCATGTTAGAATTGATACAGCAAATGCACCATATTTGACATTTGTAAACATGATTGGCCAGCACTTTGATCAAGTTTGGACTTATGTAGACCATATAGGTCGATTATACGACAGAAATGAAAAGGTAAATGTAGGCTTAAGTAAGGATGTAGTATATCATGCACTTTCAAGTCTGGGTTGGAAGCCACAATCAGGCTATTCAATCGATG